CTCAATTCCCTGGTGAAGAACCTGTCAATCCGTTTGACTTTTGGAATGGTGCAGACTTTGAACTAAAGATTACTAATGTTGCTGGTTACAGAAACTACGATAAATCTTCATTCAAACCTACTACATCATTATACGATGCAGACGAAACAAAACTAGAAGCAACATATAATGCTATGTTTGATGTTGCTGAGTTCGTTGAACCTACCAACTATAAAACATATGATGAACTAAAACAGAGATTATCTGTAGTTCTGGGTGAAGCAGTTGGTGAAGGTATGACTCAAAAAAGTGAGGACTTAACTAAGACCGCAGAAGCAGTTGAACCATCTTCGATGGAAACACCTGTCGTATCTGCAAGTGCGCCAGCACCAGAAGTTAATGCTACTGAATCAGATGATGAAACTTTGAGTTATTTTGCTAAACTGGCAAATGACGAATCGTAAAACTTGTTAATATAAAAACAAGTTTTTAAGGGCGATACTAATTACCTCTCAGTATCGCCCTTTTTTTATCCCCTACTTTTTTTTCTAGGATTTACTGCTGGTTCTGGTGGGCCACTCATTGCTAGTGTGTCACCACTTGTAGATGTATTAGTATTTGTCGATGCATCTATTACTGTTGTGCCACCACCTCTAGATGCTTTTCTACTTGCCGCGGCCTGAATAGATTTTTGTCTTTCTTCTGGTGTTACTTTGTTTAAATCAGTTTCGTCTAAGTCTGCACCACCTGTACCACTTCCTCTATCTGCTCTTGTAACGTTACCACTTCCACCTGCCATGACTTCTTTATATTTTCTAGTAAATGCTTCGCCTGGTGATTCGCCACCTGGTAATATTGCACCTAAGGCCGCTAAACCACCCGCTATAACTGCCAGAAAAAATTTACCTACACCTGCAATAATTTTTCCAATACCACCTAGACCTTTTTTAATTGTCTCTCCATCAAATGTAAATATACCTACTATGATATCTTTTATACCTGTTACAAAACCTGTGATGCCATCAAATATAGTACTAAACAAACCAGCAAAAGAAAAACTATCTAACAGTTCTGCAAAATTTTCAAACCCAAGTTTACCTGCTATGAAAGATACACCTTTTTTCAATAAATCTAATGGCATACTAATTAATGCATTAAAGGCACCTTTTACAAATCCACCTAATCCTGCAATTAATTTATCTCCAATAGTTCCTTCTGTGTTTGTAAAATCTTTAATTGCCTGTGTGATACCACTAAAAAGACCAATAACTACTTGTAATGGTATTAATAACTTACTACCAATTAATGCAAAACCACGAAAAAAACTACCAATAGTACCAAAGAATTTTGATAAAACACCACCACCTTTTGCAACTTTACTAACAATACCAAAAACACTTCGTATAGTTTTATTTAAATCAGCAAATGCTTTTATTATAAATCTAAAAGGTTTAAGGAGTGTGTTAAAAAAACTACCCATTCTACCAAAAAATCCTAACTTCGTAAACTGTCCGACAGAATTTCTTGCAACTTTTAAACTATTAAGACCTGCTTTAAATTGTTTTGTTATATTAGCAAAAGTGTTACTAATTGCTCTAAAAAATTTACCTACTTCTGGATTCAATCGATTAAATTTTCCAACAAATGCTTTTGATAAGTTTCGTATTCCAGCAAGTGCTTTGTCAAGTCTAAATAATTTACCAATTGCTCCTGTAACTAATGCAATTTGACCTGCTATAGCACCAACTAAACCTGTTGCCAGACCAGCAATTGCACCAGCAATCATGGCAAAATAATTACCACCAAAATCTAGTGGTTCTATATCACTACCAGTTGCGGCACCCATTGCGCCTTCTTTCGTGACTTGACCTTGTTGTTCTCTAGATGCTTCTAACTTATCACTTTCTTTATCTCGTCTTTCTGCTTTAAAAAATTGCTTGAAAGTTTCAGTTAATTGGTCAACTGCCAATGCAGTATCAAGTTGCGCCGTAAGTGTTGCACCCGCAATTTCGTCTTGTTTTGCTAAGTCGGTAATAAATTTTGAGTTTTGTACTCTCAATTCTTGAATTTCGTCAGTTAAATCTGCCATACTTCTATTTATACTTTGACTCTTCTTTTTTCTGTCTTTCTTCTTCTTTTTTTATCCAGTCTAATAATAATGTAATGTAAATTTCCCTTTCCCATGGTATCATATTTTCTAGTTCTGTCAAACTGTACTTATGATGTTGCATCATTGCAAAATTAGTCTGATAATAATTTGTCAGACTATCATGCGAAAGGTTTAGGAGAAAAAATCAGAAATACCTTTAAGTTTTCTGTTGTTTTCATGCCCACAGTTAGAACAAGTAAAGTTAACAGTATCTTCTAATTGTGGCATATTTTGTACATAGTCTGCAATAGATTGAAATTGTTGAGAACTCATTGACTCAATAAATTCACTTAACTCTTTTACTGAGACTTCATCTGCACTAATTCTAGTTTCTCCATTAATTACTGCATCAATACAATTATTAATTACCATATAACTAAACTCAGTTTCAGTTTGGTCTTTACCATAGTTTTTGATAAATGCCTCAAAAGATGGATACTTTAATTCTACAGAGATATTATCTGTTAATTCAATAACATTGTTTATCTCTGGAACTTCAACTTTAAGTTCTGCTAAATTAATTGTTTGCTCATTATTTGTTCCACACTCAGAACATGCAACATTAATTTTAGTTGTTTCACCTACAGATTTACTACGTATTTGTGTAAACATATATTCTACATCAAATGAAGTAAATGTTTTAGGATTTAGTTTTTCGTTAACACATGCAATAATTGTATCTACCATTGCCTGCATCGCCTGTTTTTCATCTTGAGACTCAAATGCAAGAAGAAGTATTTTTTCTTCTTTCACTAAGTAAGGACGATAACTCACTTTTTGCCCCGATGACGGAATTGTCAACTCGTGAGTTGGGGTTGCATTTAATTTTGGTAATGCTCCACTCATAATATTCTCCTATATTATAATCTATCTATAAGTGTACTTGTAAACCCACCAAGCATTTTATCTTTGAGTTTATCTTTCACTTTTTCACCGACAACATCAATTGCTTTATCGATAATTCTATCTTTCAAATTACCTTCAACTATTCTAAAGTTTTTGTATGATAATTGAACGTTCACTTCTAATAAACCATCTAGTTCATTATTCATTTCGAAACTATTTATAGTAGTAGGATATGCTTTGTCTAGTCGACAAGAATATGTCACACCTTCTGCCATATACCTCAAACCTGTATCACCTAATAAACCTAAATCAAAAGTACCATTTGCTAAGTCAAGTGGACCGATTGGCGGTATTATATCTTTTAGTGCATCTGGTAGTTTATTGTCAAATAACTTTTTAGGTTGTAACAGTGGATTTTCTGCACCTTTTTTAAGTGCTTGAATGATTACTGGATATGTATAATCATTTAAATAACCGACTTCTTGTTCTTCTTGATTGACTGCTTTTGATTGCCAAGCATGAAAGTAATCTATGATTCTCATGTCATTTAAACAATAAAAAGTTAAAGTCACGTCATCACTAGCATAACCATTTGCAACTTTCATGGTTGACATACCCATAAATCTTTCTGTTGATAGTATTTGCCTACCTGGTATTTGTGCGGCCTTACAGAGAATATCCATGTCTTGTGTTCTTACACCAATAATTGGTGGCAAAAAGACACGATAAAGGTTGGCCATCGCAAGACCGCCACCTTCTGTTATTCTACTCTTGAACGTATCTATCATGTTAGTTGTCATAGCATTTTCCTACTGTCTGCATATATTTTTTGTTTTGTTGCTTTTTCAAATTGTGCAAGTGGTAAAAACGTAGCAATCTCCCATTCTGGTGCCTTGACTTCTGCGAATTTAGTTGCAACTTTTTCACTTAAATAATGTTTAATACATGGTTCGTAATACTTTAGTTTGCTTGTACTTGCTAATAATCTTACTGTTAAGTCAAACTTTGCATTATCACTTTTCTTACTTGTAACGTTGTCCATCAATGCATCAAGAAACTTTGCACGAAGTATTGGTGGTAAGTAATGTAAATTCAAACCTAGAAACCCACCTTTTGCAGGTTTTACAATGATTGCTAAAGGAAATCTATCGTAATATGGTAAAGTATCTTTGTGTTTTGGGTCATAACCAAACATTTGCATTGACCCAATAATTCTTCTACCACTTCTACTGAGTGGTTCTTCTTTCATGAGTTCTTCTCTATTAATACCTCGCATAGTTTTTGCTTTGTTCATAAACCATGCTCTACTCTCGTCTGTTCTTGGAGTAATTTGATTACGAAATGCCGCAAGTTCTAGTTTCTGAAAGATATTTGACATACTTCTATTTATACTTATTTCTTACGTCCTGTAAAAGGTTTTAAAGGTTTTGTAGATTTAGGCAGAATACCCATAGAATTAAGTGTCTTTTCTGTCCAGACTTGAAACTCATAACCATTGTCTTTTGCATATTCATCTGCCGCTTCCCACTTATTCATGTTTTTCACATATGTCGTTGCTTCGGTAATATATCGTCTAGTTCTTCTATTACCTGTAGGTGGTTTAGTTTCTTTCTCTGGTTTTATCTCAACAAGTATTGTTTTACCTTCTTTAAATGTTATTTTCAAATCAAGATAATACTTATGATATCTTTTGTCTATCTCATAGTAATATGGAACAACAGTTTCTTCTGAACTCCAGTACTGGACTTTAGGGTTTTCATCACACCACCGAAA